TACTTAATTGTTAAGCCCTGCAAAGTGTCTCGCATTAATTCATTTTTTGCGTGTTCTCTATCTTCTTGAGTTTCTTTGTAGTTGATCGGGTTGTTTGGGTCGTTCATTGTGTGTGTGTCCATTTTTTAAAGTGTTTTAATAGTTAGTTAATTATTTATTTATATAATGCTTAAAAGTTGTGTAAGTCCTAAATATAAGGCGATCATTAGACAAACCGCAACAACATTAAATATTATCTTATCTTTTTTGCTTGTTATTGCTTGAATGTCGTAATTGTTTTCATAATTTATTTTTTTAAAGTCTGCCGCTTGTTTTCCGTTCATTATTTGTACTTGCTTTGTTTTCTTGTTTGTTATTTTGTAATCAGTCATTTTTTTAGTTTTATGAATTAATAGCTGCGTTAATAGTAAAAGTAATTAAGGCAATAAAGCCGCCCGTATAAATTAAATTAGTGATTGTTTCAAATGTTTTTGTCATTGTTTTATAATTTAGTTAGTTAATTAAATCTTTGGCAAAGATACAACAAAAAAACAAATAACCAAATTATTTACAACAAATTTACAAATTATTTACAATAAATGTTTAATCGGTGTAATATATAGGAACGCCCGCACGAATAACAAAAAAAACTAAATAACCAAATAAAAAAGCAATTATTTTTAAGGCCCATTATCAAGCAAACCTCAACCAAAATACCTAGCAGTTTCAGGGCCTCAGCAGTTTCAGGGAGGGTCGGCAGTTTCAATGAGCAGAAATAAAAAAAGCCAAGAAAAATAAATTCCTTGACTTCTTTCAACCAAAACACACACAACCTCTTTTATATTTTCACATAAGTCTTAAACCTAAGTATCTTATTGATTATAGACTGACTTACCTTATACATAGATGCTAGATCATGTTGAGTGTACTTACCTGTCTTGTAGTCTGCTCTAACCTTCTGTGCTTCTTCATAAGTAAACTTACGCTTGGCATAACCTCCACCTCTCATATCTTTTCTTTCGTATATATTAATACTCATATCTTTTTATTAAAATAGTTATCAATCACTTCTATACTCTCATCTAACCCTTTAGTAACCCTAGCACAATACCCTTGCTCATTAAGGTATGCTATCCATTCTTTCTGTTCTTTGGTTGGATAAGATTTTTTATCCTTCTTTATTTCTAAGAACAATCCATGATAGACACCCCCCCCCTCTGAGGCACCCCCCCTCTCCATAGGAACGCAGATTTGTAAATCAGGAAAGCCTTTAACATATCCTGTAGCCTTAGCCTTAACTGCTTGTTTAAACGATGTTCTTATACCTCCTAAACTAGCACAATACTTAGCATCAGGATATTGTAATTTAAGATACTTTACTACGCTTTTTTGTACTTCTTCTTCTTGGTTTCTCAATTTTCTTTTCTTTTATAGATTGCTTAATTTCTTTACGAATATCCATCATTTTATTGTATACTCTTGTTTCTAGCTCGTCAAAATCTAAACCAAGATCAATTACTTCAGCCTCGGCTTCTCTGATTCTTAAAGTTAAGAATATGCAGTAAATTGCAACAATAACAAATAATATAGTTCCCATATAGTTTTTTTTAATTAGTAAGTAGTTTCTCCATATTGTCCCTCAATATAGATGTTTTTATATATTATATCCATATCAGTATTTTTAGATTTGGCATGTCTTAATATCTTGTCTTTCAATGCTTTATCTTTTTTTATCATATCAATATTATTAGTCAAAACAAATGTGTCAATCTTTGCATACTTATAATTTCTTACAGAACCTTTTTTCTTATAGCCATACTCTACAATAACTCTAAAGATAGGCTTACCCATATTACTTAGATTCTTCTATTTTCTCTAGCTCAAACTCTAAATGAGCTATTGCTTTTTTTATACACTCTACTGGTGATTTGTGCTTACGTGATGCACGAAGTAAATAAGTTGTTGCTGTCCCTATATTATAAGAAAGATCAAATCCTGACACTACCTTTCTTGCTTCATAACCATTGCTTCCAATATAGTAATGAGGTATTCTTTTATCTTTCATTTTTTTTATTATTTGCTTGTCCATACTTGTAATCACTATGCAATCCTCCCGTTCTAGTTTCATGCTTTTTAAGGTTTTCTTCTATATTATTCACTTCTTTTCCTCTAGTCATAATATAAGATAAAGCTGCATAGCTAATTCCCCATATGCACAAAATTAATGTTATACTTTCAATCATTTCTTAATTTATAATTCGTCATCAAATTTAGTACAAAAATACGCTTCTAAGACACATATTATTATAATTATTAACCAAACTGTTGTTAATATCTTCATTTTCTCAAACTTTCTCCTTTCATAAATACAACTTTACAGAGCCTTTTAATCCTGTCGTATATCCTTTCTCCATACCTTTCTTTAATTGCATTAGCGTCAAGGTTAGATGTTAATAAAAGCATTTTTAAATCATCTTCAGCTTCAAATATAGCATTTTCTACCGCATCTATTTTAGTTCCATAATCATTTACTATTTCTTCAGTACCTATATCATCAATTACAATGAATGGGCTTTTGTATTCAGTTACATTATGCAGCTTTCTAGCGGGAATAGGTTTTAGTATTTTACCTTTTTTTGCATTAAAAATTAATGGTAAGACTCCAGTAAGTATAACTGACTTACCTCTGCCACAATTACCTATCAAAAACAATCCCTTACCTTTAGTATCTGTTAGCCAACTTATAACATGATTATACTCGTCAAGATGTTTATATTCTGTAATAGTTTTATCTACAAGCATAAAAGCATCTTTAAATAATTTTTGACACTCTTGTAAATTACCAAAAGAATATCTTTTGTAATCTCTAACCTTTATGTGTGTTGCATTTTGTAATGTTTCTTCTAATGTTCTCATATTAAAATTTATTATAATCTTGATTAGATAATTGTTTTCTACCTGTTTTATCTTTAGGAGTGTTTGATTCCCAATGCCTTACAGCACTTTTCCAATCTCGCATCTTATTTCTGCCTACCATCCACCCATTGCTAGTGTAATAGTTGTGAAACTTCATACTATCTACTCTATTATCTCTTTCATTACAATAAGTTTTAACCTCGTCTATAGTAGGCTCAACAAATCTTTTAATAGTAGGCTTTTTAATTTCTATATCTAAACCTGCAATATCATCAGGATTAATACCTTTTATATTGTAAACATCGTATTTGTCTAATACCTTAATTACAGCTTGATGAGGTCTTGAGTTTTCATTTAGAGTGCCATATTGAAAGTCTACAAACTTTGCTATAAACCATTTATTACCATTATCAAATATTTTGATCTGCTCTGCAAAATGCTTGACAGCTTCTTTCTCGCTTATCTTACTGCCTATTCTAATTGATGCAACCTCAAAGTCTGTTTCCCATATTCCTGCATGATTACAATCATCTAATATATATAACCATAATAATTTATACTTTGAAGGCAGGTTTCTTATAAAACCTTTTTTCCATTTGTCTGTATCTGTAAATCTTTTTGCCATTATGTTTTAGTGTTTAAGTTAATAGTTAGTAAAAAAGGAAGGGGAGGAATTGTAATCATCACAAAGTATAATCGCTGAATTAATAAAATAAATTACTAACCTCCCCAACCTATATCATAGATTAGAATGGTAAATCATCCTCATCTTTAGACTTGTCTGTCGTCACTTGTTTGGGTGGCTCATAAGTATTCTCGTAAGCATAGTGAGTAGCACCCTTTTCAGAAGGCTCTCTACGTTCTGCTATTGTAATATTACACCAACCTTTTTTAGCTATCTTTTGCAAATCTTCTACTTTAAAACTTGCGTTAAATAAATCTCCATACTGCGTAGTTACTTTTTTTATACTACTAGCTACATAATTTTTTTCTGACATTTGTTTTGTTTTTAATTTTTAATTTATACTCATTTTTCTTTTCTATTAAATCTTTTAATCTAATAGAAAGCTCGTTCATTTTTCTTTCTACTTCAACAACTTCGTGGATATAATAATTGTCATCTAACAACATAGTTCTTTCTATTTCATCATAATTTTTTTTATATGACTTTAAAATTCTAATAAAAGCATCATGTTGTTGTATATTATGAATTATAGTTGCATGATTTTTATCAAGAATATCTCCAATTTCTTGAAATGTTAATCTAAAAATATATCTTAATATACCACAATATAACCTTCTAGCATCAACAACAATCCTTACTCTACTTGTAGATTGTATTTGTTCCCAATTTAAGTTGTATCTTTTTGAAATTTCAGACTTAATTATTTCGTCTCTTTCTTTAGTAAATTCTAATTTATATATCGTCATTGTTCTTTTGTTTTATTAATGATTCTACAGCCTTAAAGTTATCTTCACCTTCAACCACTATTGAATCTTCTTTTAAATCTATTTCAATAATATCTATAACATCTTTTACTTCTATGTTTAAAAATTGTGCAAGTCTTTGCATTTGATAGTATCTTAAATGATAAGGGTTTTCTATGTACTTTTCTATAGTTGATCCTGTAATATTTAATATTCTACCAAATCGTTGCTTAGATATTCCTCTTATTCTTAGTATTGCCTCAAGCTCATTCCTTGAAGTTCTTACTTTGTCATAGTCATTTTTCATTTTATTTTATTTATAGTTAAACATTCCACTCTTTCTCATTTGTTCGTATTGATGTTTTGGGTCAGAATGTATTTCGTTTTCTTTTATTTTTTGTATTATATCGTCTGCATCTATATCGCTAAGATCATTTAAAGAACTCATTATATCTTCTTGTTCACGTATAGGTATTGATGTGTTATGTAAGAGGTTCTCAATGTAGCCAAGTTTCCACAGTTCTGCTTCTAATGGTTTCCCATCAAGAACCTCATCCATCCAATCAGACATTAGTCTACTATCTCATCCTGACCAAATACACCTTGCTCATAAAATCCTGCAACCTTAAGAACAACTCTTGACATAGCTCTTTTTTCAGCCATAGCAACAGGAAACTTTTTACCGCCTCCCATTAGATTAGAGTCGGAAGCCTCACCAAAACTCATCATGTTTCTAACTTCTTTTCCCTTATATCCTACTTTCATACTAGCAGTTGCCCTCATTACAACCCAGTCTTTCTCCATTACTACAGGCTCATAAGCTACTGAAATATTTTGTTTAGATACTATCTTGTCTATACCAGTTCTTGTAATAATTACAAAACCTCTTTTGTCTTTATAGACATCTTCTTTAACTAAGCCATTCTCTATGAATAGTCTTTTTAAAGTTTCTTCTTTAGTTTCTTTTACTTCTGTTGTGTTTTCCATTTTTTTCATTGTTTTTAAAATTTAATTAATAATTAGTTGTTAAGTTTATATTCAACGATACTAGCTGTTTTAGGACTGCCATCTAGTTTTTTATACCTAGTAGGTACATCTAAGTCTTGAGACTCTATATTGTAGCCTCGTTTTCTTAGAGAATATATAATACTTGCTAGTCTGTAAGCACCATATTCGTTGATTGCTTCTTTTTGTGTTAATCTTCTGCCTTGTTTTAGGTGACGCAGAATGTCACTCGTTTGTGTTTTCACGATTCAATAATTTTAGTTAATAGTTAGTTAGTAGAGTTATTTTAAATACTCTCTTATTTGAAAGTTAATATTATTTAATAGTAACTTTGCTTTTTCTTTAGAATTAAGTTCTTGCTTTAATTC